AGATAATAGACCTTCGATTACAAGATCGTCAAACCAAAAAGAAGACATAAAAGTTATCTTGCAGTTCTAAAGAATTATGCCACAGCAGACGAACCTAAACGTAGCACCATATTTTGACGATTTTGATGCGACGAACGATTATCACAAGGTGCTTTTTAAGCCTGGATACCCTGTTCAGGCAAGAGAATTAACAACTCTACAATCGATTCTTCAGAATCAAGTAGAAAAATTTGGACAGCACTTTTTCAAAGAAGGTGCAAAAGTAATTCCTGGTAACACTGGATATTCGCAGTTGTATTATTGTGTACAACTAGCAAATACCTTCCAGGGAGTTCCTGTTGAAGCATATGCTGATCAATTAGTTGGAACAACTATTACTGGACAAATTTCTGGTGTTACTGCAGTTGTTGATAGCATTCTTCCGTCTGCTGATTCGGAAAGGGGAAATTTAACATTATATATTGCGTATCAAGGTTCTGCTAGAACTGATAATACTACACAAACATTTACTGATGGAGAATCTTTAACCTGTAACCAACCTTTGAGTTCGGGATTGTTAGGCAATTCTGTTATTGCGGCTGGAACTCCATTTGCAAATACTATACCAGCAAATTCGACTGCTACAGGATCAGTATTTCAAATTGAAAGTGGAGTTTACTTTATTCGTGGATATTTTGTAAATGTAAACAGAGAGTCTTTAGTTTTAGATCAATATTCAAATACTCCTAGTTACAGAATTGGCCTTTTTGTTTCCGAAGAAGTTGTAAATTCAAATAATGATGAATCTTTGAATGATAATTCTCAAGGATTTAATAACTATGGTTCTCCTGGAGCAGATAGACTTAAAATCTCTACAAGTTTATTCAAAAAATCTCTAGATGATTTTAATGACGATAATTTTATCCTGCTAGCAACTGTAATTAATGGTGTTCTTCAAACACCCAGCAAAAGGGGTAGTGCCAAAGGTGGCGGTGCAGTCTTCTTTGACGATCTTACAGATGTTTTAGCAAGAAGAACATATGATGAAAGTGGTCATTATATCGTTAAACCATTCAACGTTTCTATTTTAAACTCTCTTAATGATAATCGCGGAAATCAAGGATTATATGAAGAGGGTCAATTTACTGCTGGTGGATCCACTCCTAGCCCAGATTTAGCAATTTGTAGAGTATCCCCAGGTAAAGCATACGTCACAGGATATGAAGTTGAAACAATAAGTCCTTCTTTCATTGATGTACCAAAACCAAGGGCAACAAGAACTATTGAAAATCAGTTTTTTCCTTATAGTACTGGTCCAACACTGAAATTAAACAGTGTATATAGATCACCAACTGTTGGAGTAGGTAATACATATATTCTCAGTTTAAGAGATCAGAGAGTTGGATTGAATTCTGAAACTGCTCCTGGAAAAGAAATAGGACTTGCTAGAGTATTTGATTTCAGACTTGAATCTGGATCTTATAATTCATCCTTCCCACAAGAAAATGAGTGGGGTATGTCGATGTATGACATACAACCTTTTACAGAAATCACGGTTAATGGTTCTATTGATTTATCTATTCCTGCATACGTTGAAGGAAATAGTAGTGGTGCAACCGGATTTTTAAGAAGTCCAGTTAGTGCTGGAACTGCTTTAACAGTATATGACCAAAAAGGTAAATTTATTAAAAACGAAGTTCTTGTTTTTAGAAGTGGAATTTCTACTCAAGAAATTACAAAGAATAGAGTCATAACGGATATAACATCCTATGGAATTTCTGATGTAAAATCTGTTTATTCTAATACAGGAATAGCCGCAGGAACAAATGGAAATAATATCGTTGGTGTTAATACGTTTAGTGCTAACGTTATACAAACCTCAGCACTGTTAGTAGGAGTAGCATCTATTACTGCTTTTAGTGGTGGAATTAGCACCGTTTCTAGTTCAAGTCCATTATTCCCAGGTAAATTAAGAGTAAACAATCTACTCGAATACTCCGATCTCAACGTATCACAAGACCCAATTTTAGCAAGAGTTGTAGGTGTTACAACAACTGAAGTCACAGTTACTGGAGTAACAACAGTTACCGGTGTAGTTAATGGAGGTCTTCCTGCAGCGAACTTTACTGCCTCTGATCTAAAAGTTGTTAACACTCAATTAGATTCATCATCGAATACAACTTTCTACACAGAGTTACCAAATGAAAATATTGCTGTTGTTGATCTTACAGATGCTGAATTAACAATTAGAAAACCATTTACAGTAGATATTGTAAATAATCAATTAAGTTCCGCCAGTTTACTTACAGTCACACTTCCAGAGGGAGAAATTTATCTTTCATATTCTGATGAAAGATATTCTCTCATTAGATCTGACGGAACAACTGAACCACTGACTGCTAATAATTTCTCATTCTCTGCAGATCTTAGAGAACTTCAAATTAGAGGTTTAGGCGCAGATAATACCGGTGCTCAACTCATTACCACAGTCAGAAAGAGCAATGTAAAGGCAAAGAGAAAAATTAAAGATAGAGTCAAGTCTTTAGTTGTAGATAAGTCAATTAGTCCAGCTTCTGGAATTGGTTCAACTACTTTAAATGATGGATTGACTTATGGAAATTATCCATTTGGAACTAGAGTTCAGGATAGCATTATATCGTTAAATGTGCCAGATATTATTGAAATTCATGCAATATATGAAACATCTGATGTCACCTTAACTAATACTAGTTTTGGTGCTCCAGAAATGACTCTTGCCCAGTTAAATGGACCTACCGCTTCAACTGGAGACCTGGTTCTTGGAGAATTGATAGTTGGTCAAACAAGTGGAGCAGTTGCAGTATTTGCAGAAACTAAAGATTCAACGACAATTAGATATCTTCCCAAAAACAATTTCAAGTTTGTAGAAGGAGAAACAGTTGTATTCCAAGAATCTTCTATTTCTGGTGGAGTAAGTAGTTTAAATACAACTTCTTTCAATATTTCATCAAATTATACTTTTGGATCTGGACAAAGAGGAACAATCTACAATCATGGTTTTATAACAAGAAAAACTGATTCAGATTCTCCAAGAAATAAAATTAAAATATACTACAAGGCAGCATCTTTTGATGCTTCCGATGATGGAGATATTGTTACTGTCGAATCATATAATGACTTTAATTATTCTACTGAAGTAAAAGCAGTAAATGGAGTATTGAATACAGATATTATTGATTTAAGACCAAGAGTCAATAATTATACAGTATCTGAAGGATCTAGATCTCCATTGGAATTCCTAGGCAGATCTTTTAATAGAACAGGAAATTCTGTTTCGAATATTCTTGCTTCTAATGAAACTATTTTCTTAGATTATGCCTACTATCAAGGAAGAATTGATAGACTCTATCTACATAAAGATGGAAAACTTCAAATGAAGTTTGGAACTCCTTCTGATGATCCAAAGAGAGCACAACCAGAGTCTCCTGCTAATGCAATTGAACTTGCTACAATAGAATATCCTCCATATCTTCATAACGTACAACAAGCATCTATTAAATTCTTGAAGTACAAGAGATATCAAATGAAAGATATCAAAAAACTTGAAGATAGAATTAGAAATTTAGAGTATTATACAACTCTCTCTATACTGGAAACAAATACTGCTAATCAGTTTATTCCCGACTCAGATGGACTTAATAGATTTAAGTCCGGATTCTTTGTAGACAACTTTACATCATTCTCTACTCAAGATTTAAGACTTGGAAGAAATAACAGTATTGATCAATCCAATAGAGTTCTTAGACCAAAGCACAGCACGAATGTCTTTACTTTACAGACAGGTCCTGTCGTTGATGTTGATCCTACCGCTGACAAGAGAAACTCTACTATAGATGGAACAAATGTCAGAAAACAAAATGATATTATCAGTCTTGATTATTCTGATGTTGAGTGGATATCACAAACTTTTGCAACTAGAACTGAAAGTGTAACTCCTTTCTTAATTAGTTTCTGGCAAGGAACAATTATTTTAACACCTTCTTCTGATACTTGGGTCGATCAAACCAGGATGAAGGCAAAAACAATTGATACTATTGGTAACTATTCTCAGATTATGTCTGAGGCAGAAGAAAAATATGGTGTTGATCCAGAAACTGGATTTGCTTCTGAGGTATGGAATTCTTGGGAAACAAATTGGTCTGGTACTACAACTACTGTAAGTGACACTAGAGAAAGTACCACTACTTCATCTAGAAGATTTGGACGAGGTGGATGGATCAATGGTGGAAGTGGTGGACCTGCCGCATGGGTTAGACAGACTACTACTCAACCAATTGAACAGGATGTAATCGATACAATTGAAAGTGGAACTAAATCAAGAACTGGTTCGCAATACGTAGTTACTGAAACTTTTGAAGAAGTTTCTGTTGGTGATAAAGTTCTTAGTACTGAAATCGTCACAACTGTAAGATCAAGAAATATTGAATTTTATGCGGCAAACTTAAAACCAAGTACTCAAATCTATGCTTTCTTTGATGGCAAAGATGTCACAAAGTATTGTGTCCCCAAACTGATCGAAATCTCAATGAGTTCTGGTACATTCCAGGTTGGTGAGACAGTAGAAGGAAGAGTTATTAGTACTGGTCTTGGTGAAGAAGGAAAGGATACTAATCCTAGAATTGACTTTAGAGTTGCTCAATCTAATCATAGAAGAGGTGATTACAATTCTCCAACAGAGGTTTATCCAGATAATCCTTATGTTGATGGCGGAACTATTCCCGAATCCTATTCTTCTACATCAACCACGTTGAATGTAGATACATACTCTCTCGCAAGTCAACCAGAAGGTGATTTCTTTGGATATATCCAGACAGGAATGAAACTAACTGGACAAACAAGTGGTGCGGAGGCAGAAGTAACAAATGTTAGACTTATTACTGACACATCTTCAGCTTTATTAGGAAGTTTCTTCATCCCAGATCCAAGTAATAAAGACAATCCTAATTTTGAAACTGGAACTAATACGTTCACATTAACAAATGACCCAGAGAATGATCAAGATTCTGCTACCACTGTTGGCGAAGAAGCATATCCAACTGCTGGTACTTTAGAAACAGTTCAGGAGCAAATTCTTTCCATTAGAAATGCAAAAATTGAACAGAAAAAACTCTTTGAAGAGGAACTTGTTAATAGAACTGTTGACACTGAGATCACTGCTACTAGAAACATTGGACAGGCAAGTACTAGTGAATCTATTGTTGGTTGGTACGATCCTTTGGCACAATCTTTCCTGGTTGATCAGCAAACAGATCCAGAAGGCGTATTCATAACAAAATGTGATGTATTCTTCCGTACTAAAGATGACGGAAATACCCCTGTCAGAATGCAGATCAGAACAATGGAGAATGGTTTCCCAACTCCTAAGTATTTTGATCTGTCTGAAGTACTCCTTCATCCCGATAATGTTAATACTTCAACTGACGGATCTGTAGCAACTACATTTGAATTTGCTGCTCCAGTTTATCTGGAAGGTGGTAAGGAATATGCTATCTGCTTAATTTCAAACTCAACCAAGTACAGTGTTTATATCTCCAGAGTTGGTGAAAATGATATCTTATCTGATGCTTATATTTCTAACCAACCAACACTTGGATCGCTGTTTAAGTCTCAAAACGCTTCTACATGGGAAGCAAGTCAGTGGGAAGATCTTAAATTTATTCTATACAGAGCTGACTTTGTTGAATCTGGATCTGTAGATCTCTACAGTCCAGAACTTTCTGAAGGCAATAAGCAAATTGCGAAATTAATGGAGAATCCATTAAATATTACTTCAAAAGAAATTCGTGTTGGATTGGGAACAACAATTGCTGATAATCGTTATGTTCTTGGCAACACATTTTTCCAAGGAACTTCTTTAAATAGAATTGCTGAAGGTGATTTAATCGGAATAGGTGCTAGTGCTACGGGAACATTAACAGTTTCTAATCCAGGTGTTGGATATACTCCAGCAGATGGATCAATCACTTACTCTAATACGAATTTAGTCGCAGTTTCTGGTAATGGATCTGGAGCAACTGCGAATGTTACTGTAGAAAACGGAGTTGCTGTTGCGGCAACTATTAATGCTGGTGGTAATGGATATCAAGTTGGTGATGTAGTTACTATTAGTGCTACTGCGCCAGATCCATCCTCATCGGATTCTGCTGGATTGAGTGTTGGAAGAAACGCAAGATTTACGTTAACTAGTATTGGACAAACTTCTCAATTGATAATCGGCAATGTACAAGGAGAATTTATTACTGGAGCTGCAGGAACTATTCGTTTCTTTGATAGTAGTGGAACGGAAAGAGAACTGAATAGTGATAATGGCGGAGATGTTACAATTCCTTCTAATGGAATAACAGAAGTTTCTGATGGACTGCACATTAAAGTAAATCATGTCAATCATGGAATGAATTTTGATGATAACTTTGTAAGAATATATAATATTCTTCCCGACGTTAAACCAACTAAACTGACAGCAGCGTATGAAAAGTCTTCCACAGATCCACTTCAGGTAACTGCTGGAACAGGAAGTAACTTCTCCACATTTGAAGGTGTTGGCGTTGGTTTAACTAATACTGGATTACTTTTGATTGGTGAAGAGATTATTGAATACACTTCTACAACATCATCAACAATTGGCGGATCCATTTCTAGAGGAGCAGTTCCAAAATCATATCCTATAGACACGCCAGTCTATAAGTATGAATTCGCAGGAGTAAGTCTTGCCAGAATTAATAAAACTCATGATCTAAGTGATGTAACTGTTACAAATCCAATTACATTGGATTCTTATCATATCAAACTTGATATGTCTGAAAAGTTTGGAACTATTGGCATCAATGATAACGATGATAGATCTGACAACGTAGGATTCTCCAAACTATTCCTCAGTACAACAAAATCTGGTGGTGGAGATAATATTAGGGCTACTAAAAATATTCCTTTTGAAATTATCAAACCATCCATACACAATATTACAGTTGAAGGAACTTCATTATCTGCTCAACTAAGAACTGTTACTACTCAAAGTATTAGTGGCAATGAAATTCCTTATGTAAATGCAGGATTTGAAGATGTTGTAATTAATTCAAATAATTATCTCGATTCTCCAAGAGCAGTTTTCTCTAAGGTAAATGAAGATCGCAAGTTGGATTCTATTGAAGGCAATAAGTCCATGCAAATGAGACTTTTCCTTGGAACAACTAATACTAAATTGACTCCACAAATTGAACTTGATAGATGTAGCATCTATGCGATATCAAATAGAGTTAATTCTGAAGTTACTAATTATGCTACTGATCCTAGAGTAAATACTCTCTTTAATGATCCTAGTGCGTGTCAATATGTTTCTAAAGAAGTAACCCTTGAAAATCCTGCATCGTCAATTAAAATTATTGTAGATGCCCACATTCCTACGGACGCTGATATCAGAGCATTCTATGCGATTAATTCTGATCCTGGATTCGAACCAATATTTGAACCATTCCCTGGATATTTGAATCTTGATATTAATGGTGAAGTGATTAATGAAGAAAATAATGACGGAAGACCTGACATTTTTGTACCAAATTCGAACAAAAAAGGATACAGTCCATCGGAAACTGACTTTATCGAACGTACATTTACTGTAGATGATCTTCCAAACTTTAGATCTTATAGAATCAAACTTGTAATGACATCAACAAGTCAAGAACTGGTTCCTCAAATGAAGAATCTTAGGGTGATTGCTCTCGCATAACATGGAAACTTATACACAGAAAGGTCATAAGGATCTTGCGAGAGATCCTTTAACCAACAATATCGTTAATGTGAATAAAGCATCTTATGATCATTATGTTGCTAGTCGAAAGGCTAAAAGTGAAAAGAATCAGAAGATACAATCTATTGAGAGTGAAGTTGCTAGTATTAAGGAGGACATTAACGACATCAAGTCATTATTAAAGGAGTTAATCAATGGATCCAAATAATATTGAATTAAAGAATCTATCAAAAAGTTTTGCATATCAAAAGATTGCTTCTGAGATAGATAGTTGTGAAGATCGTAATGAACTTAAAAATATTGCAAAAGCATTTTGCAAACTTTATTATAAACAGCAAGAAACAATGTCAGTAATAGGACTTCCAGATGCCATCTAAAAATATTACTTTCGATCCAGACACAGGAGTTCCTTATGGAGCTAATCTGACAATTTATGGAGGTGCAGACTTTGAGACGACATTTAATGTAACTGATAATTCTAATACTGCATTCAATCTAAGTGGGTATTCAGGTTCTGCTGCAATATCTAAAAGCGTTGCCGTTGGAGCAACACTTGGCGTAACAACATCATTTTCAGTTGGAATTACAAGTGCAGCAGGTGGTAAAATCAAAATTTCTTTAGGATCTACTTCCACTAGAAATCTTGATCAAGGAAGATATATGTATGATGTAGTAGTGAGTAGTGGTTCGACATTATATACTCTCGTAAATGGTAATGTGATGGTAGTTCCTGCCGTATCATCGGCACCCTAAATACAGTTAGGAAACTAGTGAATAAATGGCTCAACCGACAAATAGGACAGAACTAATTAACTATTGTAAGAGGCAGTTAGGTGCTCCTGTTTTGGAGATCAACGTTGCTGATGAGCAAATTGATGATCTGGTTGATGATGCCCTTCAATATTTCCACGAAAGACATTTTGATGGAGTAACTCAAACATTCTTAAAATACAAAGTTACTCAAGCAGACATTGATAGAGGACGAGGTAGAGGTGGTAGTAATCCTGTTGGTATCGTAACCACCACCGCAGATGCTACTATTGTGGGCACTGCGACTACTTTTTCTTATGAAGAGAATAGTAATTATTTACAAATTCCACCTCATGTTATAGGAATTTCGAAAATTTTTCATTTTGATGGATCAAACACTACAACAAATAATATGTTTAGTGTTAAATATCAGTTATTTTTGAATGATATCTATTATTTTGGATCGACAGAAATATTAACATATGCGATGACGAAGAGATATCTTGAGGATATTGACTTTGCACTGACTACTCAAAAACAGATTAGATTTAATCAAAGACAAGATAGACTATATCTTGATATTGATTGGAGTAGTGTTACTATAGATGATTATATTGTTATTGACTGCTATAGACTCTTAGATCCTAATGATTATACAAGAGTGTATAATGATTCTTTTGTCAAGAGATATCTAACTGCTCTTATCAAAAAACAATGGGGACAAAATTTGATCAAGTTTCAAGGAGTAAAACTTCCTGGGGGAATCGAACTGAATGGAAGACAAATATATGATGATGCAGAGAAAGAGTTGGATAAAATTAGAGAAGTTATGTCAAATACTTATGAACTTCCTCCATTTGACATGATAGGCTGATGTTAAATCCATTTTTTACACAGGGAACTAAGTCTGAGCAAAATCTTGTTCAGGATTTAATCAATGAACAGTTGAGAATGTATGGTGTTGACATATATTATATTCCAAGAAAATATATGTCGGAAAAAACTGTTATTAGAGAGGTTGTTCAGTCTAAATTTGATAATGCATTGCCTATTGAAGCGTATGTGGATAATTACGATGCATATTCTGGAGCAGGAGATGTTCTGTCCAAGTTTGGTATTGAGTCAAAGGATGAGGTAAGACTTATCATTTCTAGAGAGAGATATGAAAACTACATCACTCCTTTGATTCAGGGGCAATCAAATATTAAATTATCCACTAGACCAAAAGGTGGAGATTTAATTTGGTTCCCTCTAGATGATCGCATATATGAAATTAAAGATGTAGAATATGCGAAACCATATTATCAATTGCAGAATCTTTATGTCTATGAACTGTATTGTGAACTCTTTCAGTATCAAGATGAGGTTATCGCAACTGGAATTGATGAAATTGATAATGAGTTATTAGGAAATGAAGTTGATGGATTGACCGATGATGGTATCAGTACTGTTCAGGGAATAACTCAAACTCTCACAATGGTTGGAACAGCAGTCACTGCTACTGCTACCACAGGACTTGTTGATGGTGGTGTAAGATCATTTACGATAACTAATAGAGGTGGTGGATATGGAATGGTTCCAACCGTTGAGATATCTGCAGGACCTACAGGTGGAGTAACTGCTGTAGGTATTGCCTCAATGATCGGTGGTATCAATGTTTGTAACCTTAATGTAAATCCAAGATTCCAATCAGTTCAAAGAGTTGATGTTGCAAATCCAGGTTCTGGATATACTGTAGTACCTACAGTGACTTTTAGAACTACTGACGGAACCGGTAGTGGTGCTGCAGCAACAACCATTATTGGAGACGATATTGTTGGTGTAGTCACGATTACAAATGCTGGTGGAGGATATATCACCAATCCAACTATTTCGTTTACTAATGAAATATTTAAATCTGGTATAACAACTGTTTCAGCAGCAGCAACTGCCACAGTCAGTGCGGCAGGAACAATAACAAATATTTACTTGACAAATTCTGGTCTTGGATATTCTGTTGCTCCTACTATTTCTATTGAAGCTCCTCCTGCGGGATTAAGTGTAGGAAACTTTGTATTTAATGAAATTGTAACTGGATCTACTAGCAATACAACTGCAAGAGTTAGATCTTGGGATTCGGATACAAATGTTCTTGAAGTCGCAAATGTTTCTGGATCTTTCTCTGCAGGAGAAACCTTGACAGGATCTACTTCTGGTGCTACTAGAGTTCTGAGAACGATAGATAGAACTATTAATAATGATCCATACGCAGATAATTTTGATATTGAGACTGCTGCCGATGCTATATTAGACTTCAGCGAACAGAATCCATTTGGAATACCCTAAATAGTTTTACTGCAGGTAATAGTCTAAAGTTTAATCATGTTTGAATATTTTTACAACGAGATTCTGAGAAAAACCATCATTGGTTTTGGAACTCTGTTTAATTCTATGGAGATCCAGCAAGAAGGTTCTGTTGTAAGAATTCCTTTGGCATATGGTCCTACTCAAAAGTTTTTAGCTAGAATTGAGCAGTCACCAGATCTGAACAAACCAATGGCAATTACATTGCCAAGAATGTCTTTTGAGTTTACTGGACTTACATATGATCCTAGTAGAAAAGTAACCACGACTCAGACATTTGTCGCAAAAGACAAAAATGATGGAACTGAAACTCGCAAAACTTATATGCCAGTTCCATATAATATGCAATTTGAATTAAGTGTCTATACTAAACTGAATGATGATGCTCTTCAAATTGTAGAACAGATTTTACCTTATTTTCAACCTGCGTATAATCTTTCTATTGAACTGGTTGATGAAATTAGAGAGAAGAGAGATATTCCTATTGTGTTAGAAAATATTACAATGCAGGATGATTATGAAGGTGATTTTACTACTAGAAGAGTTTTATATTACACGTTAAGATTTACCGCAAAGACATATCTGTTTGGACCTATCAAGTCTGCATCCAAGGATATCATCAAGAGGTCTACTGTCAGTTACGTTACTGGAACGGACACATCAAATACCAGAAGAGAACTTACTTATTCTGCTACTGCAAGAGCACTTAAGTCTTACACAGATAACGTTGTTACTACATTGGCATCAGACATCACAGCAACAGCAAAAACTATTGAAGTTGCTGATGCTACTGGCATTTTGGCAGACAAATATATCTTCATTGGCGATGAAGAATTATATGTAAGATCAAAGACTGGTAACAAACTAACCGTGGATAGAGGAAGAGATAATACTACTCCTTCCAAACATGTCGCCGGTTCTGAAGTCAAGGGTATTGACTACACTACTACAACAACAAGCACTGGTACAATTGGTGTTGATAGTGCTCTAATCGAAGACGGAGATAACTTTGGTTTTGATGGTGGATTTATCTGATGACTAAAAACTTTGACGATCTTAACGAAACTTTCAATGTCTCAGATGACATTGTAAAAGCAGAAGTGGTTAAGAAAGAATTGGATACCATAAAATCTAATTCTGATGATGTAAAAAAAGATTATGAATATACTAGAGGAAATCTATATAGTATAATTGAAAAAGGTCAAGAAGCATTAAATGGTGTCTTAGAACTTGCACAGGAATCCGAACAACCAAGAGCATACGAAGTTGCCGGTCAATTGATCAAAAGCGTATCTGATGCAACTGACAAATTGATGGACTTACAAAAGAAATTAAAAGACGTAGAAGAAGAAAAACAGTCTAAAGGACCATCTACTGTCAATAATGCATTGTTTGTTGGATCCACTGCGGAACTAGCAAAAATGCTCAAACACGGATTAAAAGAGGACAATAAATAATAAAATACAGGAGATATATTAAACGTGGCGTTAAAGAAGCCTTCAGATTTTTTTGAAAATACTAAGAAAACTCCTCTCGATGAAGTAAAAGAGGAGCATGTTGCTGCGTCTCCAGAAAAGATTGAAAAGGTTTCAGAAGCATTTGATACTTTTAAATCAAACTTAAATCATATCCGATCTTTATCAGATTTCACTTCTACCTTTGATAGTTTTAAAGAAAACTTAGAAAAAGTAGAGAACGTATCCAGTGAAGTTGATATTATCAAGGATGAGATAAAAAGTTTACTCAAGCAAGAAGATTTAGACAGTGCCATGATGGCACAACTTCTTTTTGTGGAAGAATCAATATCAAAGATCGAATCTAAGATATCCTCTATCAACGGCGAAACAGTTGATCAGATTAAAGAAGATTTCAAAGGTCTGTCAACTTCTGTTGAGGGATTTCTGAGTATTGATGTACCAAAGTACAAGAAATTAATCTCAGAGTCTGAAGTTAGAGTTGATGATAGGTTTGGAAAGTTTAAGGATAAGGTAGAAGAAAATTTAGATACGATTAGAGCAGATGTAAACAAAGAAGTTACGACTGCTTTATCTGAAGTTGAAAGACTGAACACTGATACTATTTCTGAAGTTAAAGAAGATTTTAGAAAAAATACTAAGGAAGTAAAGAATTTAGTAGAAGAAGAACTTCCAAAGTATAGAAAGTTTTTTACCGAAACCGAATTAAAAACTGAAGAGACTATCAAGAATGCGATAGACTCTTACAAAGAAACTATTGAGAGTCTTAACGCAAAAGTAAAGGTATTTACAGAGACTGAGATACCCAAATACAATAATCTTTTAATTGAGACTAAACTTAAGTCCGAACAAGAAGTAAAGGAATTAGAGGAGGAAGTTCTTGCAAAAGTAAACTCTCTATCAGAGAAAGTTGACTTTGTTTCTGAAGATGTAACTGAAAAAACTGCTGAAAAGATACAAGAACTTCAGACGATAATTGATGAATATAAAGAGGAGATCGATTCTATCTCTAAGACATATAATAATCTCTACAAAGATTTTAAGAAAAGAGAGATTAGTGATAATGAAAAATTAGAGGGTTACTCTAATGAGATTGAAAAGTATAACAAGAGATTTAACTTCTTAGAAGAAACTGTTACTGAAGATCTTAGAGAAATTCAGAGCGTTTTAATTAATTCTAATGAAACATATCATGCTGCTCTTAAGACAGAAGTAGGAAAATTCAGAAACAATATTTCTGAGCAAATGAAAGGTCTTCAGATGGACCTGGTTGTCAATGAGCAACACATCAAGAAACAGAATGAAAATATTGATTCTGTAAAAGAAGAGATAAAAGAAGTTCTTGAAAGACTTCAGTTAGATACTTTAGAAGAAAAGAATAAAGAGTTAGTCGAAAAGATTACTTATCTTGAGGAAACTATCTCAGAGATAAACGAAAAGAAACTTTTAGTAGAAGATAATCCAACTTTACCTGGCGACCCATCAACAAATAATTCTGAAGATCCATTAACTCCACTGGATCAAAAGTTTGTAACCTTTGACCAGTTACAAAATCATTACAGAACATTCATCAATAGAATCCAGCAACAGATTGCTACCATCGGCGGTGGTGGTGCTGGAGTCATTCATGACCTTGATGATGTCACCTTTGATCGCACGACTGGTGAAGGCAAACTTCTGATTTATGATGGTTCCAAATGGGTAGGCATTGCTAGCACTGCTTTAGGTTCTGGCGGTGCAGTTGGAGCTGCAGGTACTTGGGCAGTAACTTCTGCTGGTATTCACACTACTAAAAATGTTGGAGTTGGAACTACAGCAAGATCTGATTCTGCATTATATGTTGAAGGTAACGCTACGGTAACCGGCAATTTAAACGTAACCGGTGATCTTGTTTATGATGAAGCAAATGCAGTAAATTGGAATATTACTGGCGTAGCAACAGCAAGAAAGTTACATGTTGGAGTTGATACTGGATTCTATAGCGAAGATTTAGTTGTAAATGGTGATTCTAGAATTACCGGTATTCTTACTGTTGGAACTTCTTCACTAACTCTTGATGGCAATAACGACACTGTTCAGGTAGGTACAGCTCTTACTCTTGGACATACTCAAGGTATACAATTCCATTCTCAAAGTTTACATGCGTCTGGTCTTGATGTTAACAATATTAATGTCACTGGCATTACCACTTTATCGACATTAAATACATCTGGTGCATTTTATATGCCACAGTATACAACAGCAGCAAGAGACGCAGCATCTTTTAATGAAGGTGCAATGATTTATAATACAACAATCAAAAAAATGGAGTTCTATGATGGAACTAATTGGGTAGCACTGCCTGGTATGACTCTTGGTCTTACTGTAGCACTTGACGGTTGATAAATAATAAAGAATATCCACTCAATTGAATGGCTAAGAACGGCAAGTGTAAAGCAGGATATTACTACTGCTATACAGATGAGAAATGTAAACCTATCCCTAAAGGATTTAAGGTAGTGGGTGCTGCTGGTATGCTCCGTAAGGAGAATGGACATTCTGTTGATGATGAAGGTGAAACTAAAAAGAATGGAAACGGAAACGGGAACGGGAACGGAAACGGGAACGGTGGTGCCGTCTCGGAGGGGAACAAAAGTGGTGATTCTTCTTTGCGTGACTGGTTTGGCAAGAGTAAGTCTTCTGATGGCAAGCCTGGGTGGGTTCAGTTGGGTGGCAAATATGCAGGGAAACCTTGCGCCAGACAACCAGGACAAACAACAAAACCCAAGTGCGGTTCTAGCAAAATGAAGCGCAATCTCTCCAAGGATGAAGAGGAGAAAGCATTCCGTCGTAAGAACGCAAAAGATCCAAATCCAGATAGAAAAGGGAAAGCAATCAACGTGGCAACTGAAGAACATAAAAAGGATTATGAATATTCAATGGCACGTTCTGAACTGAAAACTATTAAAAATGCCGCAAAAAGATTGGAGAAAAAAATGGGCAAAAAGGGAGAGGGTGAACTGAAAGCCTGGGTCCAATCCAAAATTACAAAAGCAGCAGATTACATAGACACTGCGGCAGACTATGTTACCAATGAAGAAAATATTGTTGAAAAAGCACCCAAGTATGATAAGCAAGGTCTTGACAAGTTTGATAGATCTAAGCGCATGATTCGTCATATGCAAGATAAGTATGGTTCTGCTAAATCTGGATTTGGTCCAGATTCTAAATTTAGAACTGGTAAAGATCATAGTGTTGCAAATGAGAGAAAGGCAAAAGGTATGAAAGAAGAATTTACAACCTTACCTCTTTATGTTGAGGTTCCAACCAACATCAAAGAATTTAATCTTGGATTGATGTTCCGCGAAAGTTTAGATAAGAATAGCGGAATGCTTTTCGTATTTGAGGAAGTTGCTCAGCAATCTTTCCATATGAGAGATACCATGATTCCTCTTGACATTGCCTTCATCAGAGAAGACGGTATAATCGAAAGTATTAAACAGTTAGAACCAAACGACGAAACTTCAGTTGGATCTGATGGAGAAATCCTCTGTGCAATAGAAGTAAATCGTGGATGGTTTGCTGAGAATAATGTAGAAGTAGGTGATGAGATTGACATCGACCTCGAAGAAGGCAAGGGCGAAAAAGATGCTTGCTATCATAAGGTCAAGTCTCGCTACTCTGTATGGCCTTCCGCATATGCATCTGGAGCACTGGTCAAGTGTCGTAAGGTAGGTGCTAAAAACTGGGGTAATAAAACTAAGAAAGAAGAGTTTTCAAATTGGAGAACTGATTATAAACCAACTGATTATGAGTTTACTGATCTCATAACGCCAGACCCACTTCAACCAACCGAAGGTCTTGGTTCTAAGTTACTTGGTGAAGCAGGTAAGAAGTGCTGGAAGGGATACAAGAAAGCAGGAACCCAGAAACTGTTTGGTAAGACTTACAACCGTTGCGTAAAAGCAGGTGATGAAGTCATTCATGATGGTGAGCAGATTGATGAGAAGAAAGGATGCAATCATACTCATGAAGGAACAGAGTGTCCTGTACATGGAACCGCAGAGTGTGATGGACCAAAATTCAAAGGTGGCGATGGTGGCAAGATTGGTCCAGACAAGAACTATGTGAAACCAATGGGCGAAGCAGTTCAGATTCCTAGAAAGACTGGACAAATCATAAGAGTCTTCCTTACATTTAGGGGTAAACTGTATATTATTCAAATGTTCTTTCCTTCTGTTGTTAAACCAAGCAGAGCAGAAGTACAAGCACAAATCGAAAAAGTTTATCCTGGTGGAAAGGTAAGGAATTATGACATTTCCGACTATGAACCAGGTGAACCCCTCCTACATACGGAAGACTGGCAAAAAAAGTCAGGTAAGAATCCAGAGGGAGGTTTAAATGAAAAAGGTAGGAAGTCGTATGAACGTGAAAACCCAGGAAGCGATCTTAAGAGACCTTCAAAGAAAGTTGGGAACCCTCGTAGAAAGAGCTTTTGTGCGAGAATGAAAGGGATGAAGAAGAAATTGACTTCCTCTAAAACTGCTAATGATCCAGATAGCAGAATCAATAAATCACTAAGAGCCTGGAACTGCTGATAACTTATGTCTGATAATGTATATCTTGGCAATCCTAATCTAAAAAAAGCAAATACTGCCATTGAGTTTACTCAAGAACAAATTCTTGAGTTTATGAAATGTAAGGAAGACCCTGTTTATTTTGCCAACAATTATATCAAGATTGTTTCTCTTGATGAGGGTCTTACGCAGTTTCATCCATATCACTTTCAAGAGAAGTTAATCAATAATTTCCACGAAAACAGATTTAATATCTGTAAGATGCCACGACAGACTGGTAAATCCACTACAGTCGTATCTTACCTTTTGCATTATGCTGTCTTTAATGACAGTGTTAACATTGGTATTCTGGCAAACAAAGCAGCAACCGCAAGAGAACTTCTTGGAAGGTTACAGACTGCATACGAAAACTTGCCAAAATGGATGCAGCAAGGTATTGTGGCATGGAACAAAGGATCTCTGGAATTAGAAAATGGCAGTAAGATATTGGCAGCTTCTACGTCTGCAAGTGCTGTCCGAGGTATGTCGTTCAACATCCTCTTTCTCGACGAGTTCGCGTTTGTCCCAAATCACGTTGCTGACTCGTTCTTTGCATCTGTTTATCCTACTATTACTTCTGGCAAAAACACCAAAGTAATCATCGTATCTACGCCACATGGTATGAACCACTTCTACCGTATGTGGCACGATGCCGAGAAGAGTAAGAATGAATATGTTCCCACAGATGTTCACTGGTCAGAAGTTCCAGGAAGAGATGAGAAGTGGAAAGAAACTACAATTGCTAACACATCTGAACAACAATTCAAAGTTGAGTTTGAATGTGAATTCCTTGGATCTGTTGACACTCTCATTGCTCCAAGCAAATTAAGAACGTTAATATACGATAATCCAAAAACTAGAAATGCTGGATTAGATGTCTATGAACCATCAAAAGAAAATCATGATTATGTGATGACAGTTGACGTTGCTAGAGGAGTTGGAGAAGACTACTCTGCGTTTGTTGTTGTTGATATCACAGAGTTTCCTCACAGGGTCGTAGCAAAATATAGGAACAATGATATCAAACCAATGCTGTTTCCTAATATCATCTATGAAGTAGCAAAGAGTTATAATAGTGCATTTATCTTATGCGAAGTAAATGATATTGGAGACCAAGTTGCAAGTATTCTTCAGTATGATCTTGAGTATCAAAATCTGCTAATGTGTTCTATGAGGGGTAGAGCAGGTCAGATTGTTGGTCAAGGGTTCTCTGGTAAAAAGACACAGTTAGGCGTGAAGATGTCCAAGACTGTCAAAAAGGTCGGGTCTCTAAACCTCAAGACTTTGATTGAGGAAGATAAACTTATCTTTAATGACTATGAGATTATTTCAGAATTAACTACGTTCATCTCAAAGCACAATTCATTTGAGGCTGAGGAAGGATGTAATGATGACTTAGCAATGTGTCTTGTCATCTATGCTTGGTTAGTCCAAATGGACTACTTTAAGGAACTGACCGACCAAGATGTTCGTAAAAGGTTATATGAAGAACAGAAGAATCAAATTGAACAGGATATGGCACCATTTGGTTTTATGGACGATGGTTTAGATGATGCAAGTTTTACAGACTCTGAAGGGGATAGGTGGTTTAATGCGGATGAATATGGAGACCGTTCTTTTATGTGGGAGTATCTATCCTGATGGATTTAGATGGTCAAATAAAACTAGGACACTTACTCCTACAAGATAGAAAATGTAGGTCTTGTGGAGAAACAAAAAATTTAGTTGAAGATTTTTATAGAACTAGAAAAGATAGAGGTGCCGTGGCATCTTCATATTCATATGAGTGTAAAGAATGTACTATAAAAAGAATAATTGATAATAAAAAATCTAGTAATATGTGGGAATATCCAGACTGGTAGTTCACGTCATGTTTCCCCTGTGAAAACATGATTTTTAATAAATATTTTCAGATAAACTGAGATCACGGAGAACTAACACATGGCGACTCCTCAATTATCTCCTGGAGTACTGATAAGGGAGGTTGACTTAACTGTAGGAAGAGCTGATAATGTACTTGATAACATTGGTGCCATTGCGGGACCATTTGAAATTGGACCTGTAGAAGAAGTCACAAACATCACTAATGAGCAAGATCTCATTAACGTATTTGGTGAACCAAAGACAGCAGATTCTCAATATGAGTACTGGATGAGCGCATCATCTTATCTCTCATATGGCGGCGTCCTTAAAGTCATCAGAGCAGACGATGATGATCTTAAGAGTGCTAATGCTGGTGTAGGTATCGCAAGCACAAGTCTTAAGATTAAGAACTATGATGATTATGTAAACAATGCATCTGCTACTTCTGTAAACTGGTTGTATGCTGCTAAGAACCCTGGTTCTTGGGCAAATAACTTGAAGGTTTGCTACATCGATGATTTCGCAGATCAAACCATCGGTATTACCACAAGCGACCTTGGTACTGCAGGTGCTACAATTGGTGCTGGTGTTACGGCAGCAATTTCTGGCGTTCTCCCAGGATCTGGTTCAACTTCATCCTTTACTGGTTATGTAAAGGGTATTATCACTGGTGTTTCAACTGATGCAACAAATAGCGCATCAACCATTGATGTCAAGATTGTTTCTAGAGTTTCAACTGCAGGAACCACATCTGGTACTGAGACTCAGATCGATTATGCAGAAGGAGACGGATTCGCCTCGTTCGATACATCAGACACAGTATACTTTGTCAATTCCTCAGGTATTAACACTGGTGGATTGGGTGTTGCTGGTATAACCCCTGCAACCGCAGTTGACTGGTACGATCAACAGACCTTAGGTCTCACCAACTCCACGGTTTACTGGAGCACTATCGCACCAAAACCTGGAACTTCTGTTTACGTAGACGACAGACAAGGACATAACGATCAACTTCACATCGCGGTTGTTGATGATAATGGAGATGTAACTGGAATCAAGGGCAATATCCTTGAAAAGCACACTGATCTTTCTAAAGCAAGTGATGCTGTTTCCAACGTTAACGCACCTCAAAAGATTTACTACAAAGATTACCTCCGCGATCTTTCCGCAAATATCTATGCTGGCGCAGATCCTCTGGCAGCAGCAGATAGCGTTCACGGAACAACTCCTGCTGCTACAGGATTCACAGCATATACTGGTGTAGCATCTGCATCATTCACCGCAGATAGTAGTTCAACTAACCAATCTGGTACAATCGCACAGGATAAGCAATTCCTTGCTATTGGTAACGTAACTTACACCTTACTTAATGGTAATGACTATCAAACTTCTGGTAGCGATGGATTCAAGGCAGACCTTGGAAAACTGATTACTGCTTACGGATTACTCTCTAACAAAGATGAAGTCGAAGCAGACTTCCTCCTTATGGGACCTGGTTGTGCTACGGAAGCAGAATCGCAAGCAAAAGCAAATTACATCATCTCTCTTGCGGAAGCAAGAAAAGATTGTATGGCTTGTATCGGTGCTCATAGAACCAATCTGGTTTCTCCCGCATCCTCACCTGGTGGCGCTCTTCTGACCACAGAACAGCAGACAACGAATCTTCTTAGATACTTTGGTCCTTTGACATCTTCGTCTTATGCGACGTTTGATTCTGGATACAAGTACACCTTTGACAGATTCAATAACAGATTTGTCTACATCCCAACCAATGCTGATGTTGGTGGAATGATGGCAAGAACTGCACTTCTGGCATATCCTTGGTTCTCACCTGCTGGACAACAGCGTGGTGTACTGAACAATGCAGTCAAACTTGCTTATAACCCAAGCAAGTCACAAAGAGATCGTCTCTATCCTAAGAGAATTAACTCCTTCATCACTTCACCTGGTGCTGGAACATTCCTCTTCGGTGATAAGACCGCTCTCGGTTATCAGTCCGCATTTGACAGAATCAACGTTCGCCGCTTGTTCCTCACGATTGAGCAAGCACTGGAAAGAGCAGCACAAGCTCAACTCTTTGAACTGAACGACGATCTTACCAGAGCGAACTTCAGAAACATTGTTGATCCATACCTCCGTGATGTTCAAGCGAAGAGAGGACTCATTGATTATCTGGTTATTTGCGACGAAACAAATAACACTCCTGACGTGATTGACAACAATGAGTTCAGAGCAGACATCTTCCTGAAGCCTGCTAAGTCTATCAACTTCATCACCCTTACTTTCGTAGCAACGCGAACTGGCGTTTCTTTCTCGGAAGTAGCAGGTAGAGTTTGATCATTAAATTATAAAACAACGGAGGATTTCTAAAAATGTCAAACTTACGCACACTTTCAAAATTCCACAGCAAACTGCAGGGTGGTGGTGCAAGACCCAATCTATTTGAAGTTCAAATTCCCAACCTGCCAAATGCTGCAACTGCATCAACACCAAAAGCAAACTGGGGAACTGATGTTCAAGAGAACTTCAGCATTCTTTGTAAGGCAGCAAACTTGCCTGCATCGAACATTGCTTCCATCGACGTTCCCTTCAGAGGTCGTACTCTGAAGGTTGCTGGAGATAGAACCATTGATAACTGGACTGTTACCATTATTAATGACGAAGATTTTTCAATCAGAAATGCCATGGAAGCATGGATGAATGGTATTGCTAGACTCAGCAATAACACTGGAGCAACAAACCCAGATTCATATATGACTGACGCATATGTCTATCAACTTGGCAGAGGTTACTCTGGTAAGAGACATAGCAAGAAGAACTCTGACACCGCAGATGGAGGTGCAGTCACTCCTCTGAAGTCATACAAGTTCATTGATATCTTCCCAGTTGCTGTTGCTGCAATCGATCTTTCTTATGATTCAAGTGATACGATTGAAGAATTCACTGTAGAATTTGCAGTTCAAAGTTTTGAATCACTCTCTAGCGACCAAACTGGAGTTAATCTGAAGTAATAAATAGAACTGATACAGATTAGAGTTTAATAATGTCCAAGTTATTTGGATTCTCAATTGAGGATACTGAACCACTCTCACCGTCAGCAGTCTCCCCCGTTCCTCCCAACAATGAGGACGGGGTTGACCACTACATGAGCAGTGGTTTTTTTGGTTCTTATGTAGATATTGAGGGTGTTTATAAGACTGAGTATGATTTAATTAAAAGATATCGTGAAATGGCACTTCATCCAGAGTGCGATAGTGCTATCGAAGATATCGTAAATGAAGCAATTGTTTCGGACTCTAATGATAGTCCTGTAGAGATTGAACTTTCAAATCTTAATGCCAGTGATGGTATTAAGAAATTAATCAGAAAAGAATTTAAGTATATCCTAGATTTATTGGATTTTGATAAAAAAGCACATGAAATCTACCGTAACTGGTACATTGATGGTAGACTTTATTATCATAAAATAATTGATTTAAAGAAACCCGAAGAAGGAATTAAAGAACTTCGTTACATTGACGCAATGAAAATGCGTTATGTAAGAAAGCAAAAGAAAGACGAAAGAACAGATATTAATAGGCTCAGTCCATTGAGAAATGACAATCCAATGGATCAAAGTTTCCCAGAGATTGAAGAATTCTTTATCTATAATCCTAAGGCAGGATATGGGGCAAACCCAATGAAGACCACTGCCAATAATGGAATCAAAATGGCAAAAGATTCTATTGTATATTGTACTTCTGGTCTTGTAGACAGAAATAGAGGATCAACACTTTCTTATCTTCATAAAGCAATCAAGTCTCTCAATCAACTTAGAATGATTGAAGATTCCTTGGTAATCTATCGTTTGAGTAGAGCACCAGAACGTAGAATCTTTTATATTGATGTTGGTAATCTGCCCAAAGTAAAAGCAGAACAATATCTGCGCGACGTTATGATGAGATACCGTAACAAGCTTGTGTATGATGCAAACACTGGAGAGATTCGTGATGATAAAAAATACATGGCAATGCTTGAGGATTTTTGGTTACCACGAAGAGAAGGAGGACGTGGTACTGAAATTTCTACTCTTCCTGGAGGGCAGAATCTGGGAGAAATCACAGACATTGAGTATTTTAAGAAAAAGTTATACAGATCACTCAACGTCCCCCCGTCTCGCATGGATGGCGAAGGTGGATTTAATCTGGGAAGATCTTCCGAAATCCTCAGAGACGAACTGAAGTTTACTAAGTTTGTTGGTCGTCTGAGAAAGAGATTCTCCAACATGTTTAATGACATGTTGAGGACCCAATTACTCCTGAAGAACATAATTACCCCAGAAGATTGGGAGTCCATGAGTGAGCACATTCAGTATGATTTCTTATATGACAACCATTTCTCAGAACTGAAGGAAGCAGAACTGATGAATGAAAGACTGTCATTGGCAGCAACTGCAGAACCATATGTTGGCAAATACTACTCTCAGGACTATGTTCGTCGCAAGATTCTGCGTCAAACTGATCTTGAAATCCTTGAGCAAGATAAGTTAATTGGAGCAGAAATTAAGGCAGGGGTTATTCCTGATCCAGCAACTATCGGTCCAGATGGTCAACCTCTACCACCAGATGCAGGGGCAGATGCAGCAGGAATGGACCTTGGAGCACCAGTGATGGAACCTGAGATTGATGCTTCTGCTGCTGAACCTATTGAACTGCCCAAGGGTGGGGAAATATAAATAACTTTATCTTTGTAACATGGGAAACATGGACGAACTTTTAGACATGATGATTACTGATGAATCACCATCACAAATCAGCGATAAAATTAAAGATATGATCTACTCAAAAACTGCATCAAGAGTAGATAATTATCGTTCATCTGTTGGAAACGCACTCTTTAATGGGCAACCAGAAGAGGAGCAATCAGCAGAAGGTGAAGAGTAATTATAAATAACTTATAAATGAATTTGGGGAATAATGTCACTTAATCCGGTAGACTCAGCCTTTACAATTAGCAGTAGCAGTAGTTCTGCAAAGTCTAGTGCCTTTGCACATAAGACAGACAGTATCAGAGTTATTGCAATTGGTAATGATGCTTATGTTTCAGTTGGAGGAGAACCAACTGCGGCAGCAACTAACTTTTTAGTTACTACAGGAGAACCTGAAGTCATTTCTTTGGGTCACGTAAGATCTCACAAGGTTGCTGGCATTACCACAGGTGCTACTACAATCATTGATTTCCCAGAAGGAACTGGAACTCCATTTGAAGTTGGTGATTATGTTAGTTTGAGTGTTACTGGACAATCTTCATATGATTTTAGTCATAAAGAAGTAACCGCAGTAGACAGTACTGCTAATGTCGGTGGTTATTATAGCACCAGGATTACTGTTGCTAATGATTCATCAAGCGGAAATCCAGCATCATTGTTATCAACATCAAATGCGGTTCTTAGAAATTCGTTAAAAGTTGCAGTTCTTGCAAGAACTGGAACAGGTTCTGTTCATTGCCAACAAGTTCAAGTAACAGGTTAATCCAATCATGAAACTTATCAGAGAAGAAGTCGAATCAGTCAAATTTCTTGTAGAGACCACTAAGTCTGGCAAGAAATCACTGTATATTGAGGGAGTATTCCTTCAGGGAAACATTAAAAACCGTAATGGTCGTATGTATCCTATGGAGACTCTTCGTCGTGAAGTTTCTCGTTACAATGAAGCTCATGTCAATGCTGGTAGAGCACTTGGTGAGTTGGGTCATCCTGATGGACCAACCGTTAACCTTGATAGAGTATCGCACAAGATTGTTTCCCTGAAAGAATCTGGTTCTAACTTTATCGGCAAGGCAAAAATCCTTGGAACTCCAATGGGTAAGATTGCCGCAAACCTCGTAGAAGAAGGAGTAAAACTCGGCGTTTCTTCTCGCGGTATTGGATCTCTCAAAATGACAAAAGAGGGATGTAACATCGTTGGTGACGACTTCATGTTAGCAACTGCTGCTGATATCGTTGCTGATCCTTCTGCTCCCGATGCATTTGTTGAGGGAATTATGGAAGGAAAAGAGTGGGTTTGGGACGGTGGAATTCTGCGTGAAAAGTATGCAGAGCAAACCAAAAAACAAATCAATACACTCGTAGACCAGAGAAGATTAGAAGAACATAAGTTGGAGTTATGGAATAACTTCCTTTCTAATCTTTAATTTTATAAATAAATATAGTTTTAATACCCGGCAATAACGGAGAGTTCAAATGTCTCGTGGAGATTTACAAGAAATGGAAGTAAAGACACAGCA